TTATCGTTATCGTTATCGTTATCGTTATCAAGTAAAGATTCCTCATCTTCATTTATATTATAAGATTTTTTAAAAAGCTTTCTTGATACATTGATTATGAACTCTAATAATCCGTTAGATTTAACACTCTTTATAAAAGGTAAAATTTCACTTATTAAAAGAAATAATCCTCCTAATATTGACATTGTTATTTGTGCAGTATAGTCATTTGCGGAATCAGACATTATTCTCGTCTCTATTATTTAAAAAAATTTGTTTTTAAATAAATTTTAAAATATATATTTTCATTTTGAAATTGTTATAAATTTCATTTAAAAACTGGTTCCCACTTTTTAAAATTATTATTAAATACACATTCTATTTCAACCGAATCATTAATATCAAATAGTTGTTTGATATATTTAGATTCTTTTAATCCTTTTACATATAAAATACCCTCATGATTATTAGTTATATTATTGTACACATTGTACACATCAATATATTTACCCTTTGTAATAATTTTGATTTCATTTTTCAAAACAATTTTTGAGATTTCCATATGTTTTTTAATCGATACTTCACTAACATGTTCTAATGCTGAAATATCATCTTTAAATATAAAGTTATTTTTAAAAATTTTATATAACTGAGCAATTTGAATACTAGTATCATATAATTCTGAATCTAACTCGAATATACTATGAATTCCTATAGTTAAATGACCATTGAGATTATTTAACTTTTGACTACCAATAAGTTTATATATCAGAGAATATCTTAATGAATAATCACACTTAACAAGGTTTGAATCAATAGCTAAAATGTCTGTAATTAAAAATGTTTTATTAGCATTTACATTGTAAAGATAACCTTCAAATAGATAATTATTATGACTAAAGGTAGTCTTGTAATTATCTATTTCCACATAAAAGTCTGTTTTAGAATTTTTCATAATTAAGTTATCATTAGAGTTTTCATCAGGAAAAAAGTAACAAATTTTATATTTACTATTGATATTATTAGATGTAATGTCATTTTTATTAACAATTAACAAATAGTATTTGTTATTATTATTTGGAATTATATATTTTTGTTCGTTATTTACGAGTGTTTTTGATTCTGAAATAATTTCTTTATTATATAATTCCAAAATATTCGACAAATATTTTGACTTTAAAACATTTGTTTCCGAGTAATTAACTGACGTTGCAATAAATTTCGACATTTTGTTAAAAGATAAATTTTACTAATTTATTCAGTTTTTATTTTCTGTGATAATAGTAATGAGTAACCCAAATAGACGTTTATCAGATTATGATGAATTTAATCCGCCTGAAACTAATATATTTTTAACACGTGATTCTGTACCAAGTGAAATAGATGTTATTGATGCATATATTGGTCCACGAGTATCTTTAGACTCAGATGTTGGTACATTTACACCTAATGCTCCAGTAACCGAACGACCACCTACACCAAGAACAGGTGTATATGGAGAACCACCTGGTGCACCAAGGATAGCTCATTCACAATTAATGGACCTGTTAAATAATCCACCTAGAATGCGAAGAAGTAGAGCTACCTATGATTTATTAAGTACTGACCAACATCAAGAACCAGAAGAACGTCCCAGAACATTAAGTAGAACTTTTGCTATGACTAATTTAAGTAATGATTCTGAATTTTTACCTGAACCTAGAACTATAAGATATGGTGATGATGACGAAATAAGCTATATGAGTTTTAGTACAGATGAATCAGATGCTAGAGAAAGTGTATATGCTGGACAAGAACCTAGTAATATCGAAGATGAAGATATTTCTTCGGATTTCGAGGAAGATTCAGACGAATATGATGATGTATCATCTGATACGGATAGTATTAGTAATGTAAAAACCAATATCTTAGATAATTGTTTAAATGAAAGTCCAATAACACTAAGCAATTATGAGGATACTGATTTACGTGATTTATTTATAATTCATATGTTAAATCAAGATGGCAAATTTGTAAAAGGGAGTTGTTTACTTAGAGAAGAAATGAGAAATATATTAAGTAGTGATTTAGATACGTATCCAAATTATGTTATGTCCATTTATACTACACCATCTTCTAAATATAAAGAAGATTTACTTACTGGTTTAAGTGGAAAACCTACTGGAAAACTAATTATTAGAATGCCAACAAATCAAATTTATATTACGTTTGGTTCAATGAAACGTGTATTAACAAATCCTACTATTAAATGGTATGCATTACCATTGTACGGTGGCAAAAGAAGACGTGTGGGAAATATAGCTGGGATATATGGTGCTAGTATGAATCATGGTCAAGTTCCAGGATTTCCAATTTATAAATTGTTTACTGAAGCAGAAATTAAAAGTAGTATGGTTGTAAGAGAAGATTCAACTGATTTCCCTCATACATTTCAATATGATTCTATGAAACCTTTATTTGATATATTAGGAGAAACTACTGTGAATATGTTTATATCAAATATTATTAATGAATTAATTAATTCAAACATTAGAGTAAGACCTATTATTTTACCAAGAACAACTTCTTTACCAGAATTAACTGAACGAAGAAGAAGAGAACGCAGGTATGGAAATGAACCAGAGTTTTAATGAATATACTTTTAAGTTTTTTTTAAAAGTAAGTATACTTTTAAAAATATTTTTAATTGGTAAATATAAGGGAATAAGAATGTCATTTTTTTTTGAAGGAAATGGTTTCTTTGCAGATAGTTATTTAACGAATTCTACAGTAACAAATACATTAATTGTTAATAGTGGTATATCAACTTCTAGTATTGATATGTTAAACTCTGCTGGAAATTATCAAAATATAACTAATGCAGCTATGCCAATTGACCCACATGATGTAGCTATAAAACAATATGTTGATGATTTAAATATTCGTATTATTAATCATACATTAAATAATACAACTGGTACTGTTATAACAACTGATTTATCTGGTAGTTTTGTTGTTACTGTAACTAACTTAATTATGAATGGTCCTAGTGCTACTTTTCATATAACGAAAAATACCCCAAGTATATGTGGTCATGTTATTAGACACACATTATCACCTGGGATAACTTCTTTGACAACTTTAAATATATCTTGGCCAGCCTTTTCTGGACCAATTTTAACTAAGAGTGATGATAGCTATGATGGTAGTTATAAAGTTAAAATTATGTAAATCAACTTTTAAAGTTAAAATTATGTAAATCAACTTTTAAAGTTAAAATTATGTAAATCAACTTTTAAAGTTAAAATTATGTAAACTTTTAAGTTAATTTATAAAGGTTGTTTATTACTAATTTCTTCTAAACGTTCACGAATACTACCAATGTTATCATAGACATTATTTAGTTGTGAAACAAGATTACTAAGTTCATCACGTTTTTTTTCTAAAAGAAATTTATACATTTTTTTTTGTTCATGTAAATCAGTCATTTCTTCCATCTGAATAACTGGTTCATCTTTAGTTATAGGTTCTGGTAACTCAATTTCCTTATTAAAGAACTCATCAGCTAGTTTTTCTTTCTTGTCTTTTTTATCCTGAATATATTGATAAGCTAAATACAAAGCAAAAGTAACTGTATGTACACCTGCTAGAACACCTAGATAATATAATCCACTTTTCATTAATTCAAATGTTTTATATATATCTTCCAAAAATTTTAAATTCATTTTTTATCAATTTAAAATTTAAGTTTAAATTCAATTTTTAACTATCAATTAATTTACTTAAACAGTTTTTGGTCCTGAACGGAGAGGAACAGGGTCAGATAAACTGTTTAAATCATCACTTTGTTCAGATGATGCAGATGGAGTAGGTACAGAAGATGCTGGGGCTTCTGCTGAAAGATTCTGAGCAACAAATTGACACACCTTGTGTAGGATACTAGCATCTTCAAGTGAGTATGCACCACGACTTTGTCCCTTGTTAACAGCTTGAATAAAAAGATTACGTGCAGTTGGAACATTAACTTCAGGGTCTTCAGCACCTCGGAGAAGTACATCACGACAACGCTTAAGAAGGTCGGATTCTGGAAGAAGGAAAGCACCAGCCTTCTGAGCTACTTCAATATATTGAGCAAGAATTTCAACAGAATTACGGGAATCTAATGTAATAACCTGTGGTTGGGGTTGTTGTGGTTGGTCAGCCATATTTTATACTTTTTATTTATAAAATAGTTTTTATTTTTAAACTCACATCACGTCAATTCAAAAATTATTAATTATTAATATATATTAATTAACAAATGAGAATCAATCCTCTTTTAGGAGACATAACAACAGAAATCATTGATTATATATATGTTCAAACACATAAAAAAAAGAATAAACGGAAAATTAAATATATTATTGAAACGTTAACTAGTGTCGCTTTTGGTGATGTTAAACCGTACTTATATACAATTTTAGCGATTCTTATATTAATGTTCCTAATGAATTGTTTCAACTTTTATTATTATATAACACTATTTGTTAAGTCTAATCCAAACTTTAAGATGAGTTCTCTTGACTAACATTTCTAATTCTATAGTATAAATATAAGCCAAAGAAATTTTTAGCAAATATATCTAATACATTAAACATATTATTCTTTGTATATGGAGACATTAATGCAGCAACACCGTATATTCCCCATACTATAAATACAAAATAGAATAGTTTCATAGCATTTTTAGAATTCATTGCATATTTAGTATATATCGTATAGAATGTCATACCAAAGAATAAGAATCCTAACGATAAAGATGAAGTCATATCTATGGCACCTATTTCTCCCAAATATCCAAATAATAACATTAAAAAGTTACAGACAAATATAGTTATAATATTGTCTTTATGAGTCTTTACAAAATCCCAAAATTCTAACTTGGATTCAATACCCTTTTCTAAATGTTCTTCATATTTATAAAAGATAATTGTCGTTAATAGCATTGTAGGTGTTGTTATAACCCAGTCAAAATAACGCATAGCTGCCATTTGTGGTAAGGCTGTAACTGCCATTGTTCTAAGGATATAAATATAGAAGAATAGTTCGACAAATTGAACTATCATTTCTAATGTTAACACCTCTCTAAGAATTTTATGTTTGTCTGTTAAATATAGAAAAATACCCTGTATTCCAATTAATCCTGTTATTAACTGTACGATAATACTTAAATCAGTTGAGAATTTAACGTTAGTCATTTTTATCTTACTTTAATAAGACAAAAAAAAAATCAGAAAATTGATTATAAGAAATAACACAGAAATAAACCAATTCTTTAACAGAAATAAACCAATTCTTTAACAGAAATAAACCAATTCTTAACTCGGAATATAACAACTTAAATTGTATTTTTCTTCCCATTGTTTAAAAACTTGACGTCTTCTGTCAAGTGAAGAATCTAATTCTGATTCGTAATTTTTAATAAATTCTTCATTTTCGCATAAATCAATAGCTTTTTGTAAATATTCGCATTGTTTATTTAACAACATTTGGTTCATATCACGCATTTTATTAATAAATTCTTCTGGAATAAAATCAAATAATGTAAACGATGTATATGAAGATTTTGTTTGTAATTTGAATTTTTCAGATACTTGTCTTAATATATATAAAAGTTGAGATTTATCTTTTAATTGAAAATTTTTACAAACAATATACTTTTCAGAATTAGTTGGTCTACTTGTTTTTGGTTTATAAATATAAACTTCTTCATATACCAAATTTAGTAAATATAACAAATGTACACTCGTTGTTGTAAAAATATCAAAAACTTTCAAAATAAAAGTACCTTCAATCTTTTGTAAACATATTGCTGAATAAATTTCATTAAGAATAAGAAAATAATGCAACTGTTCCTTATTATTAAAATCAGTTCCTTCATCAAATCCACCATCCGCTGTTACTAAATAACTTCCAGTATTACTAACTAAACCCTTAATATGATGAATGTTATCTAAATTATTAATATCTCCAGTATTATCTTTACCATATGTAACACAAATATTCTTATTAACAACTCTTTTATTATAACTTGGTAAATTATAAGATTTATACTGTGGTAAATCCTTATTTAATGAAATGGTGTAGATTTTATAATGTTTTTCATTTTTACGTTTTTTTTTACCTACTTTAATCCAACCATTTTCATCCATTAATGGTTCAGGTTCAGGTACAATAGGTTTGAAATTTTCTAATTGTAAGTAAATATTAGACCCTTGAATAAATCCACCAGGTGCTTCAGCACAATGAAAAATAGTATCACTATCAGAATATTTATCAAATACATTAAACACATTAATAATTTCCCAATACTTATAAAAAGCCCTGTTAATTATAGGGTCTTTAACTAAAAAATCATATTCATTAATATACCATCTTACTTTTTTCCAAATATCTGTATTTATCTTATCAATTTTATTACGATGTGTATTCAATATTTCATCAAAGCCATACAATTCTAACGGCTTTTCTGGTGTATCACTGTCTTTTGTCTTAAACTTTATACTTGATAAAATCTCATCCTTATCCTCGTTTTTGATTTTAATATCGAAAATCATTGTTAATCTAAATATTAACTATTTAGATTAAAACTCAATTTGTTTTTAAATAACTTTATTGTGAACTAAAAGAACCTCTTGGAGGTGAAGATAGTGTAATAGGCGAACCCATAGGGCTATTTAATGGTGTAATAATAACAATATTGTTGTAAATTTCATAAGCTAGATATAAGTAATATAAGCCTAAAACTGTATCTTTATTTCTCTTTAAAAATTCATATACTTTTTCAGGTAACTGATTTACAAGAAAATCAGATAAAAATACAAAGGCAACCAAAAGATGAATACCAATTCGAAATTGATTGTAAGTAAATTGCATTATATAATATAATCAAAGAAAATTAAATTATTAAAATTAAATTAATTTATGCATCAAGATACTATTAATTTATGCATCAAGATACTATTAATTTATGCATCAAGATACTATTAATTTATGCATCA